TTGAACCTAAAGGAGTTCTCCTGCCGTTGGGTTTCCTGGTACACCTCCAGAGGCTTTAGAGGCTTCGGATGCTAAGGATGGTTTGTATTGTAAAATTGAAAATTTAATACAATCTTGGTATTCTACTGATAAGTCATCTGGGTATTTAACATCTCCATATTTAAGTCTTGTGTTTTCTTTAAAGGAATTATTTTCTTCTCCAAATCCACCATCTGCAGGTTTTCCACCTTCACCATCTTTTGCTTCTGGTTTTGTTGCTTGATTTGGCTTTCCTGCAGCCTCATTTACACTTTGTTTTTGTTCTGCAGTTCCACCATTCTCCCCAAAAAAATCATCTTCCGTTGATTTAACTTGTTGCCTTCTAACTTGATTGAGTTGTGAATTTGGATCGGCAAGAAGTTTTTGTTCTTCTGCAGTTGCATTTGTCGTGTTTATTTCTGTAGAAGTTGTAGTACCCGCAGCACCATATCCTGCTATGGGAACTGCATTTTCCCCATTTGCATCAGTTCTGAATAAAGTAGATCCAAAAGTTCCATCGCCATTATCTACTACTTTTGTTCTATAGTAGTTGTCTCCTACTTTGCTAGCATCACTTACTACAGATTGAGCCATTAGATACAGCGTTTTTTATTTATTTAGACGGAATTTTGCATAAGGAATAGAAAGCATTTCGTCAAGTTCATCATATTCCACAACGTGAAGTTTACCCGCAACTTCTTCCCAAGTATATTGTCTCCCTTCTCTCCAGTGAAAATTAATTGCCTTAAATCCCCATTTCTCTAAAGAAGTACAAGCAATTAGTGGGTGTTGATCGTATTCAATCTCAGGTGTCTTTGGATTATAAATGAACGTATAAAACTTTCCTGGTTCTGGATATAGTACTTCTTTTTTTAATACATCCATAATAATAAGCATTAGGTCTTCTGGATCATTCGTTCCCACATCAAGAATTCTTTTTTTCAACTCTCTCATTCTTGGTGGAACACTAGTATACTTTCCAAAGCCTTCTGCCATTACTTGATCCCTAATTCATTTTCGGTGATCACTTTAAACTCCAACATCCTATCAGCACACCATTCTTTAGCAGCAGACCATTTTGCTTGATTGACTGCGTATGTTCTACATTCGTGTAAATATGATTTAGTCACTCTTGATTTTTGTTTTGGTGGGATTGTTTGTTTTTGTGGTTTAACTTCAATCACATATGTCTTAATATTTCCTGATTGCTCTTTAACTTTAATAAGATAATCTGGAAAGTATCTATGAATTCTACCATCAACGGGAGACACATAAGGAACAGAAAATTCTTCTGATGCCCAAGATATTATACTTGGGTTGTGATCGCACCAATAACAGAAACGCCTTTCCCAACTACTTCTACAGATTATATTATTGGCATCACCTTGATATTTTGCTGGATATGATGGTTTGTATTTACTCTTAATACTTTCTGCCATTATCCTTACTACATAATATATACGCTCAAAAAGTATTTATAAATGCCTAAGGCAAGAACTATAGCGGATATCAAATCGAAGTTATTGCATCCTGCGTTAACTTCTCATTTTGAGGTAACTATTCCTATCCCTAAAGGACTTAATGATAATCCTGGTTACCTTGATGCAAATGGATTGCAGCAGTTTACTGGTATTAAACAAGATACCTTAAATCTTCTTTGTTGTGACACAGTTCTTCCTGGTTCTAATATCGGTACGATGGATATTACTGGGGATTACCACGGCGTTACTGTGAGACACGCAAATCGTAGAATTTATGATGATAGAATTGATATGACTTTTTATGTTGATGCTGAAAATTATCTACCAATTAGATATTTTGAAACTTGGATAAAATATATTGTTGGTGAAAGTATGGCCGAAACTGGTAATAGGCCTGGATCAACAAAGCCTAATTATTTTTACAGGTTAAATTATCCAGATCTTTATATTGCAAAACAAGGTTTATCTGTGACTAAGTTTGAAAGAACTGGATCCAAATCTTCTTACACTGGGAAAACCTTAACTTATCAATTTGTAAATGCTTTTCCAATTTCGATTACATCAATGCCCGTTTCTTATGAAACATCTTCATTATTAAAATGCACTGTTTCATTTTCATATATTAGGTATTATGTGGAACCAACTTCATCAAATGATCCACCACCTGCAGATGGTAGTTCTGGAGGAAACCCTCCTGCAGTTGGTGATCCATCAAGTCCTATAAATCAAGCAGCATTTAATAATCCTCAATTTACTACAGGAACAAGTGATTTGAATTTACCTGGACTTGAAGGAACTGGAGCATTAAATGCTGGCGGAGTTCCTCTATCTGCCGCAAATGCATCTGGTAATACTGTAAAAGGAGTAACCCAATCAGACATCAATTCTGCTCTTGCTGCGGAGAGAGCATTACTGAATCGATAATATCATCTAAATAATCACACCTGAATTTTCTATAGGACATTATGCCTTTACCTAAGATTTCTACACCGACTTATGAACTTGAATTGCCTTCAACTGGAAAGACAATTCGTTATAGACCCTTCCTAGTGAAGGAAGAAAAACTATTAGTAATTGCTTTAGAAAGCGAAGATAATAAGCAAATTACTAATGCCATCAAGGCAGTCATTAAGAACTGCATTCTAACAAAAGATATTAAAGTAGAAACTTTACCAACTTTTGATATTGAATATTTGTTCTTGAATATTCGCGGCAAATCTGTCGGTGAAGAAGTAGAAGTTAATATTATTTGCCCAGATGATAATGAAACAAATGCTACAGTTAGTATCAATTTAGATGATATTAAAGTTAAGAAAAACGAAGAGCATACAAATAAAATTAAAGTCGATGATAGTATTATGATGGAAATGAAATATCCATCACTTGAGCAATTTATCAAAACAAACTTTGATTTTAAAAATGAGAATGCAATGGATCAATCTTTTGATCTGATTGCATCTTGCATTGATAAGATCTATACTGAAGATGAAGTGTGGTCTACTGCAGATGTTACTAAAAAAGAACTCACTGAATTTTTAGATCAAATGAATTCTTCTCAATTTAAGCAAATTGAGAAGTTCTTTGAAACAATGCCAAAACTGTCTCATAAGATTACTGTTAAAAATCCAAAAACGGAAGTGGAGAGTGAGGTTGTTCTCGAAGGGTTAGCATCTTTTTTCGCATAGGAATGGTCCATATGGACCTTGAAAACTATTTCAGATTGAACTTTGCTTTGATGCAGTACCATAAATATTCATTATGGGAAATTGAAAGTATGATGCCCTGGGAAAGAGACATTTATGTTGGTCTCCTGGAGCAACACCTTGAAGAAGAAAGAATGAAGCAACAACAGCAAAGTTCACAACTCTGACGTAAAGTAAGATGGCAGTAAATCAGCAAAAATTGATGGGCAGAACATCAACAGTTCAATCTGCTGCCATTGCTCCTCAACAACAACTTGTTGCTTCTCCTGCTGATACTGCCTTATTGAAAGATATATCAAAATCTCTCACAAATATTATTCAACTTCTTTCTCAGCAGAATGTTCAAACAAGAAGAGATGCTGACGAAACACGAAAAACGCAAGAAAGAAGTAGAAGACAGGGAATAGAAACTGGATTAGAGAAAACATTTGCAACAGTTAAAAATGTAGCAAGTGCAGTTGTTGCTCCTGTTAAGAGTATATTAGATCAAATTATACAGTTCTTTGTGACTGTATTTCTTGGTAGAGCACTTATATTATTGTTGAATTGGTTTGCTGACGAAAATAATAGAAGCAAGGTTCGCTCTATAATGAGGTTCCTGCAAGATTGGTGGCCCTCTCTTGTTGCTGGTTATATTTTATTTGGAACTGGATTTGGTAGAGTAGTAAGAAAAGTTGCTGGAGTTGCGATAGGAGCAACAGCAAGACTTGCTGTAATTGCTGCAAGACTTGTAAAAGCAATTGCAACTGGCAAAGGATTAAAAGGTGCCGCTGCTGCTTTTTCTGGTGGTGGTAAACTTGGTGGATTAAAAGGTTTTGCTCTTAGAGGTGGTATTGCTGCGGCAGCAACAATTGGTACTGGATTTGCAATTAATAGAATGATGGGAGGTGGTGAAGAACAAGCACCGCAAATTAATGTTCCCGAAGCACCAGCAGTTCCTGCTCTTGGAGCATCTACTGGTGGATTAGCAAATTTAAAAGACTTATTTAATAATTCAACCTCCGGATTAAGTTCTAAGTTTAATCCTTTTACATCATTCTTCTCTTCTGGTGGTCTTGCAAGTTTGATGCAAGGAATGAATGGAGTTGTTTCTGGACCTAAAGGAATTGATAAAGTCCCTGCGATGCTTACTGATGGTGAGTTTGTTATGTCTCGTGGAGCAGTACAAAAGTTTGGAGTTAGCACTCTTCAATCTATGAATGCTGCTGGTGGCGGAACAAATCAACCAAAAATTATTCGCGGTGTTCCTCACGCTGCTGGTGGTGGATTGATTGGTGGTGTTGATGAGTTGCGTCAGAAGTATGATGCAAAACACGGTCCTGGTGCATATGATGCAGAGAGTGCTAGAAGAAAAGCAATGTATGCACAGCAAGATGCTGCTGAAGAAGCAAAGAAAAAAAGAGGACCAGTTTATATACAGAGTGATTATGTTAGACAATTAAAAGAAAGAGCAAGAACTCAAGGAAATACAAACTATACATCAGTAAATGGAATTAGAATACCTGGTGTTAAATTTGATCCAAAAATGCTTTCATCAAAACCAGGATCTATTTCGGGCGATCAGATAGCAAATAGTGCTACATCAAGTGCTCAAGGTCTTGTTAGTTCTATCAGAGCATCAACTGGAGCTGGTAGTGGAAAATTAACGGCAGAACAACAAAGAAGAATTAATGCAGATAATGCACAAAGAAAATCTATAATGCAACAAGGGCAACAAAGAAGAGATGCTTCAAAAGAGGCAAGAGCAGAATATTTAAAGATTTTGAGAGATCAAAGTCATCCTCTTCACGATAAAGCAGCCTTTGGTGATTTATCGCTTAGTGAATTTAAGAAAAACTACAAACCAACAATTGCTGCAGCACCAACTACACCTGCAGCAGCAACAGGTTCTAAACCTGGAATGGGATATACTCCATATCAATCTAAATTTGCAGGTGCTCGTGATGCTGCATTTGCAAAAGCAAGAACTATGGGTGGTAGTCCCGCATTTAAATCACAAGATTATTATAAAGCAAATACTGCTGCAAGAGAAAAGCAATTGAGCGGTCTTACTTCCCAACAAAGATTGAGTGCGTTGAGTTCTGAAGGAAAAAATCCAAAAGGATCAAAAGGAAGAAGATTTGATGCTCAGTCAAAAGCACAATCTGCAGAAACTGCAAGTCGTGGTGGTATGATGGGGCAACTTGGAAGATCCTTCACTAAGATGTTTGGTAGTGAAAAAGATAAGGCAAGAGTAGCATCACAAGATAAAGCATCAGATGCAAGAGTAAAGCAAGCAGGTGCTGCTTCTATTGGTCGTTACTATTCCTCATCCGATGGAAAGTATTATGCAAATTTTGCTGCAGCAAATAAAGCACGCCTTGCAAGGACAAAACCAAAAGCAAGGGGTATAACTCCTACACCTAAACCAAAACCAAAAGTAGTAACAAAACCAAGAGTTGCCGGTGGCGGAATGGGTGGAAAGAGAGGAAGTGGTTCTAAACCATCAACACCCAGATTTAATGCATCTAGTGGATCTAATAGAAAGTCTGCGAATATTTACGGCATTAAGTGATGGCGAAAATAACTTCACCATTTACATTAACATTTAAGTCTCTCAAGAAGCAATTTATTTCAAAAGAGAAACTTGTCAAGTCTTCATTGGTTATTCAAAAAAAGAATGTTGATGACAAAAGAAAAAATTCTGAGAGAGAAAGAAGAATTAGTTATGAAAACAAACTAGAAAGAACTTTAAGTTTTCTTGGAAGACCTGTAAAAACTGTTGGAAAAAAACTTGGACTTTTTGATTCTATAAGACAATTTATAGTGAATGTATTATTAGGTTTTATAGCAGTTCGTCTTTTAAAGTATCTTCCACAATTGATGAATGTCTTTAAAGTTATGTTGAAAGTTGGTGACTTTATACTTGATATGAGCGGAAAGTTGCTAAATGGGTTAGTTACTTTTGTCGATAAAGGATATCAAGCTGCCGATAATGCAAGAAAGTTAGTTGGTAAAATTGGAGGCGAAAAAGCAATTAATGCTCTTGATGAAGCAAGCAATCAAACGAATTCTTTACTGAATTCAATTGCAATTGCTGGAATGTTGTTCAGTGATTTTGGTGGAGTTGGTACGGGTTCTATTGCTTCAGGAAAAGCAATCGATGCTGGTGTAGATATAATTCAAGATCAAGTAAAGAAACAAGCAGTTCAACAAACAGCAAATCAAGCGGCAAAACAAGGACTAAGAGCAGCAGTTGGTCCTATGGGTGCTACTGGAGTTATCCTGGGAACAGGATTGCTTGCATCTGCTATTGGTGAAGGTGCTTTTCAAATTAAAAAACTTGGTAGAGGATTGCAGGGATGGATTGTTGGTAAATTAGTAGAATCGTCTCAAGATAAAAATCCAGTTACAAGATTTTTAAAGAAAGGATTTTTTGGTTGGATGAACGCAACACTTGGACCTGCAATATGGTTATTGAATGGAACTGGTGTTTTATTCGATGTTGTTGGTGCTCCATTCAGATATGGTATTGAATTAATTCGTGCTGCTTTTATGAAACTAAATGATGATCGTAAAGGTCTTGAGGAGCAGAATAAAAATCTTGGGAAATTTGATGCAAGAGTTCGTGATGGTATTCGAGAACATTTCTCTGTAATTTCTCCTTTGTTTAACCTTATGGGTATGAAAGGAGTTTCTCAAAAACTACAAACTCCAGGTTCTTTTGGAAGTCTCTATGGTGAAAAAGCAGCGAGAGAAATGGGATATTATCGTGGAGGAGTGGTTAAGAAGTTTGCTGGTGGTGGATATACAAGAAGTGTTGGAGATGAAAATAAAAAAGCAGAGATACCAAGAACTTTTAATGCCTCTATGGGTGGTATAGATCCTGGTTCTGCTGTTGGTGGATCTTTTGTGGTTACAAAAGTATTTCCATATCGAGGTGGAAATGGAGTAATGGACCAATATGGTTATTTAAATTCTTCTTATGGGGAGTTTGGGCAAGTGGATTCTTTGGGGTCTTTAATGCAATTGACTACAAAATCTATACTTGGAGATAAAATAACTGATAAAGACTATTCAAATATGAGTTATTCTTTGACTTCTTTTTTATTAAGAGGTATTGGGGAAGAAAATCCCGAAGCATTCAATCAAATAAGTTCTATTCTAGGAACTGATAAATTGGGAGGTATTATTAAGGGAGAACTTGTAAAAATTTTAAACAACAGATTTAATCAAATACAAAGTCAATTGAGGTTGCAGTTGGGATTAAAAGATCTAAAACCTCAAGAAGGGTTTTCTCCTGCTTCCGATAAAGAATGTCCCCCCTGCTCTACTACTGGTGGGCAATTTGTTGCTACAGGAAATCAATATGAAAGAGCACTTTTAGAAGCAATTTCTTTAGTTGAAGGAACATCTGGACCTGATGGGTATAGAACAATGTATGGGGGAGGAAAATTTAAAGCACCTCCTTGGGTTCATCCAAATACAGTGGTTACTAAAGGATATTCATCTGCTGCTGCTGGTAAGTATCAATTTATGCCTGGAACTTGGAATGAAGCTGCTAAAGCATTAGGATTAAAAGATTTTTCTCCAGCAAATCAGGATAAGGCAGCTTTATGGAAGGCAAAGCAGCGTGGTGTTAACCCATCAAAACCAATATCAAAGGAAGATGTTTATAAGTTGGGTAGAGAATGGGCTGCGTTGCCTGGCGGTGGTTATGGACAAGATCGTTATACAGCAGATCAATTTTTAAAAATTTATTCCGACAAATTAAAAGCAACTGGGGCAACTCCAACTACTGCTAAAATTTCTTCAAGTTCTCCTGCTGCTAATGTTTCCGATTGTGTATGTGATCCTAAAGTTCCTGATGCTACTAATATTGGAGGTCAAGTCCAACCTGCGGGAGAGACTGCAGGAGCAACTGTTAGTGGATATCCAATTACTTCAAGATTTGGTCCAAGGTGGGGAAGAAATCACGGTGGTATTGACGTTGGTGCTCCCCAAGGAAAACCAATAGCAATTAGAGCACCTGGAGAAGTTGTATTTGCTGGATATGCTGGAGGGTATGGAAATGTTGTTGATATTTGGGTTTCTTCTGTGAGACAAATGTTTAGAATGGCTCATATGAGAGATACTCCATCAGTAAAAACAGGACAAACTACTGCCGCTGGACAACTTCTTGGTTATGTTGGAAGTACTGGAAATTCAACAGGTCCTCACGTTCACTTTGAATCTCACGATACTAAAACAACTGCGTATGGAAATAAAGATCCTATGCCTTATATAAACTATTTGACAATAGGTAGAGAGTATGGTGGTCCAACACTCTCCGGTGGTATTAGACTTCTTCACAAAGGTGAGTATGTTATTGATAAAGACTCTGTAGATTTGTTTGGTGGAATTGCATTCTTTAGTTTAATTAATAATGTCGAAAATGAAAGTCAAAGAGCACAAAAATCTTCTCAACTTATACAACATTTGAGTAAATATACTGGAAGAAAATTAGATCAAAGACCAGAGATGATCGTTGAAGAAAATCCTGAAGATACTGTAGTAATGTCTCCTCCAGTATATGTTCAATCACCTTCTTCCGGTTTTTATGGGGGAGAAACTCCTAATTATGAACAAGATATGTGCTATGCAAGAGGATAAGTAAATGGCATATATACAACCCAAAAATTTAACATTAAATTTAATAAAAAAACAGACTGTTAAAGTAGAAAAACTTGTAGGTGAAAAATATAAAATCAAAGATGCCTCTATTAAGAAGCAAAGATTTTTAAATGAACGAAAAAGATTTGAAGATAAAGAAAGAAAAATTGAGGATAGGCAAGGTAGTGATGAAAGACAAGTCTCAAATAAGATGCCAGTTCCAAAACTGGGATTTCTTGATGTAGTTAAAAATTTCTTATTTAAAGTTTTATTAGGTGCTTTTGCTATTAAGTTGTTACCTCAGTTACCAAAACTAAAGGGGGTGTTGATTGGTGCAATGAAGTTTAGTGAATTTATTCTTCAGTTTGCTGGTTCATTATTAAATGCTTTAGTGACTTTTGTAGATAAAGTATATAAAATTGTTGATTTTGGGAAGCAGCAAGCAAAACTTTTAGGTGGTGATGCTGGATTAAAGAATTATAATAGAACTCTTGATTTGGCAAATAAGGTAATGAATTCTATGTTCATTGCTGGTATGCTGTTCTCTGATCTCGTTGAAAGTGATGCGAAAGGATCAGCGATGCAGCAAGGAGTTGATACCATAAAGGATAGGGTAATCCAGCAAGGAGCACAAAGAGCAGCGCAGCAAGGAGCGATAAGGGGTGCTGCACAATTTGGTGCTCGTGCTGCTGCTGGAACTATTGCTGGTGTTGGTTTAATATCTTCTGCTTTGGGTGAAGGGGCATTTCAACTTAGAAAGTTTACACTAAAAATTCAAAAGGATGCAGATGAAGCCTATGTTGAAGCATTGAAAGATAAAAATCCATTTATGAGATTTATTAAGAGTGCGTTTTATGGTGGTTTTGTGAGACCTGGAATGATGTTTACCAATTTTTTATTGAATGGATTGGGAACATTATTAGATGTTGTAGGTGCTCCATTTAGATATGCTATAGAATTGATCAATTATGGTATTATGTTGTTGACAGGTGATGTTGAAGGAATAAAAAACCAAAGAGAAAATCTTGGTAAATTTGATGCAAGAATTCGTGAACAAATAAGAGAGATGGTGAATACTCTTAGTTTTGGAACTCTTGCAAAGCAAAAGGGATCATTTGGAAGTTTGTTTGGTAGTGATGCAACAAAGGCAATGGGTTATGCTCAAGGTGGTGAGGTTAGTCGTGGCGGTGTTTATACAGGAGCAGTTACAAGAACAGTTGGAAAGGCTGCAAAAGCAAAAAGAGTTGTTTCTGTTCCAACTGCACCATTGCAACCAGGATCTGATGTTGGTGGAACACTTCCATATGGACAAGAGAAGGTATCAAAAATAGAAACATTTTATCCAAATCCAACTGATCCTGGAACAGTCAGTTCCTACAGATATTTGAAAAGTGCATATGATATTGCTGGTGCAACTAAGTTTCTTCATCCATTACTTGAAATAACTATCAAAGTTTTATTTGGAGACAAACCACCAGAAAGTGATTTTAAAGCAGTTGGTGCTGGATTAAACAACTTTATAAATGATATTTTAGATACAACTAAAGTTCCTGGAAAAGATATTTCGATAAGTGATCAAACTGGACCTGTTGACATTTCGAATTGGGTTTCCGGTATTGCAAAAAGTTCTATGATGAATCCTATAAATTCCATCTTATCTAATTTAATTAGTCAATTAACTCTTAAGAAGAGTAGTGCAACTGGTAAAGAGCAACAGCAGCAAGCAGGTGGTGGAGGTGGAGTTTCTGAAAATCCTTTATCGAAATTCGGAGGGCAAGCACAATTCATAATTGGTGATAGTATTGCTCACGGATTTGCTGGAAGATCTGGTAGTGGATCTGAAAGTGGAGATACAATGGTTGGTAGAAATGCTGCTGCTGTACTTGCGATTTTAAAAGCAAAAGGTGATGCATTAAAGGGTGCCTTGATTGATCTATCAACAGGTATTGCAAATTCAACAGCAGATTTTAATTCAGTCGAGGAGCAATTAAAGTACTTAAAGTCTATTGGAGTAAGAGCTAGAATTCTTGGTGTTGGTAATGAATTTAGTAAATCAAAAGGTGGAATTAACGAAAAACTTGCACAACTTGCAAGTAAGTATGGATTCTACTTTTATGGTGGGTATAAGGGAGGAAAAGATAAGCTCCATGGAACTGATGAAGATTATACTAATTTAAAATCGAAGAGAGAAAAAGAAACTGCTGCTGGCCTAAAAGCAGGTTCAATTCCGCAAGGAAACATCAGTATGTCTCAGTTAGTTCAACTTGCAACTGCTGCTGGATTTGCTCAAAATGAAATACCAACAATGGTAGCGATTGCGATGGCGGAATCTGGGGGAAATTCTAAGGCACATAATCCAGTTCCTCCAGATAATTCATATGGATTATGGCAAATTAATATGATTGATAGACTGGGACCTGATAGAAGAAAAAGATATGGACTTTCTTCTAATGAAGATCTTTTTGATCCCGCAACTAATGCCAGAGTTGCAAAAAGAATTCGTGATGAACAGGGATTAAATGCCTGGACTACTTATTCTGGTGGTGCTTATAAGAAGTTTTTATCTATTGTAAAAATGCCATCCAAAAAACAAGGTGGTCCAGTTTATAAAACTGAAAAAGTTTTAACTCACCCAGGAGAATATGTTATTGATGCCGATTCTGTAAAACTTTTTGGAATTAATTTTTATGATATTATTAATAAAGTAGAAACAGCATCCCAAAGAAAGAACGCTGCAGATTCTTTGGTTTCTATTCTTAGTCAATATACTGAGGATGGATATCCAGAAACTGAAGATGATTATACTTATGAGGTTCCTGAGAGTTCAAATGTAACTATTATGCCACCAGAGATTATTCCCATAAGTGGTGGATCTTCTGGATCTGGTGGAGGTGGAGAAGATCCATCTCAAGATGGACTTTATATGTAGTAAATAGTATATAAGACAAAGTAAGATATGGCTAATACACCAATCACTGCCGCTCAATCTAAAGACTATAATATTGCAAAATGCCTTATTACTTCAAATGACCAGAAGAATAAGAAAGATATATCAACAATTATCAGTGATTTGTACTATTATGAAAGTATATTGAGTCCAAATATAAAAGTTGATTTGATTTATGTTGAAACTGGTAAAACTATTGAAGCGGATGGGGGACTTAAAACTTTAATTGAGGGAATGCCATTGGTTGGAACTGAAAAGACAGAACTTAAAATATCAGATCCAAATGAAGAAGAAATTGAAGTTGAATTATATATTGACAACATAAAACCATTGACGCAAGATACGCAGAAAACTGCTGTTGGATTGAAATTAGTTTCTAAAGAATCTATATTAAATTATAAAACAGTCTTAAATACTAGATTTGATGGAAAAATATCAGATCATATTAAAAAGATATTAACTGAACAGACTTATCTTGGAACTAAAAAAGAATTGGATATTGAAGAAACAGAAAACAACTATAATTTTATAGGAAATAATCGTAGACCATTTTATGTTTTGCTTTGGTTAGCAAAAAAATCTGTACCAAAAACACAAAAAGCAAAGGGAAATAGTGCAGGATTTTTCTTTTTCGAAACTTCTCAGGGATTTAAATTTAAATCTATAGAAGGTCTTCTATCAGAAACTGATCCTAGTGGTGGTAAGAAAGAATATAAAAGTTTTGTAAATAACCAAACACCTGATGGTAGAGGTGCAACAATTCCCGAAGGATATTCGGGAAAGGTATTGGAACATAATGTTGAGACTGCTACGGGAGATGTTCAATCTAAGTTAGAGATTGGAACATATTCCACTAGAACTATTTTATTTGATCCATTTACTGGATATTATGAAGTCGTTACACCAAATGCAAGTGCTGATGGAGGAAAACCAGGAGCAGAAAGTAATCTTCAAAAGGCAGGAAAGGAACTTCCAAAGTATAATAAAGAGTTTAATCGGGAGGAAACCAACAAAGATTTTTCTAGAACTCAATATATGCTAATTGATAAAGGTTCTCTTCCAACAGGAGATACTCAACAGCAAATTGAAAAGTCAAAAGAAGAAAATTTTGATCCTAAAAATGTTTTGAATCAATCTGTAATGAGATATAATCAGTTTTTCTCAACAAAAGTCACTATTACAATTACTGCAGATTTTAGTTTACATGCAGGAGATTTAATTTTTGTAGATTCTCCTGAGTTGTCTAACAAAGATACACAAGAATATAATCAACAATTTGGTGGATTTTATGTGATAGCAGAGCTATGTCATTATATCAGTTTATCTCAAGGTGGATATACAAAACTAACTTTAGTAAGAGATTCTGTTGGAAAGAAAGGAACTCCAAATTATAATGCAATATAAAGTTGTTAAATAGTATTATCAAATAATAACGCTAACTATGGACAGCGTAGAAAAGCATATTGAACATGACAAACAAATTCTTGATGACCCAACAGTATCTTCTCAAGCAAGAAGACATACTCAAGAAGAACTGGATGCACTTGAAAGATGGGTAGAAACTCATCCAGAAGATCATCGCGATCCAACTTCTTTGGAATTATATTGTAATGATAATCCAGACGCTCTCGAATGTAGAATATATGAGGATTGATGACTGAAGGTACTTTATTTAATTCTGGTTTTCTTGGGGCAAGTTTTAGTTGGTGGATCGGACAGATTGCTGCCGATTCCACTTGGCGAGATAATATGCTTGCCGGAAAATTTGAAAGTAAAGATCAAGTTCCTGGATGGGGTCGTCGTTATAAAGTTCGTATTATAGGTCTTCACGATCAAGGGGAAACTGAAGTTCCTTCAGATCAACTTCCTTGGGCTCAGTTGATGTATCCTGTGACCGCTGGTGGTGGTCAAACAAATGCAGGTGCAACTCCAAACCTAAGACAAGGAATGTTTGTCTTTGGTTTCTTCCTTGATGGACAAGAACAACAAGTTCCTGTCATTATGGGAGTTCTTGGGAACAATGCTCAGACAGAACTTGCAACAAAGATTGGCGATAACAGAGTAACAAATACTCAACCAGGAAGTCTTGCAACAAGTGGATATGCAACTCCTGCAGATGGAAATAAAGATCCAAATACAAAAGTTCCTGATGAAGGACTTGTAATTAATAAACCAAAGTCTAAAGAACAATCTGAAGAGTGTGCTCCTGCACCTCCTGGCGTATCCACAAATGAGTTTGGATTAAGAGCTGACAAATCTCTAACTTCAACTCAGTTTAGAGATCAGCAAAGTGCTCTTGCTGAAGCAGAAGCAAGAGGTTTAACTGGAGTTGAAAGAAGTAATTTTATACAACAGTCAGTTGCTTCTGGCATCAAAGCTAGGTGTCAGGAAGCAAACTCTCCAACTTCCCCATCTCAACCTGGAGCAACAAAGGAAAATATTGATGCTGTTCACGAACAATCAAAAGCAGATGTAACAAGAAACGATTATTATAGTAAGAAGACAGTGATGATGTCTCCTTGCGATGTTCCTGGTTCTGCATTGAAAGGAGTTCAAACTGCTGTTGAAAATCTTACAAAAGATATTGATAAGATTTTGAATGCTGCTGAAAGTTATGTTGATGCTGTTTCGAATACTTTGGGTACTGATATCGATGCTTTAGTTGGAAAGTTTTCGAAGGAAATTGCTAAGTATATGAAAGTGGTCTTTGATAAGATTATGGAATTTACCACAAAACTAATTAATAAAGCAATTGCCCCAACGGTAGATTTAATTCCTCCAAATATGAGAAACAGACTTTTTGATGTTAAGATAAAGATAACTGAATTGATATCTTGTTTGTTCAGTAAGATAACAAATGCATTGGGTGGACAAATACAAGGATTATTAAATGATCAATTAAGTAAAGAATTGCCACCAAAGCAAACTTCTCCTAGTGGTAATCCTATTGCTAAAGCTCCAACTACTCCAATTTGTTCTGTTGAGAAACTAACCGGGGATTTGATTTCATTAAATTTAAATGATATCACTACTGGAGTAGATGGTATAGTAAATAATGTAAATAATCTCCTTAAGGATGTTCAAGCAGAAATAGGAGAAGTTACTGATGCAATGTCATCTGCCACAAGTATGATCGGAGATATTAGTGGAAGTATTACTTCTGCTCTGAGTTTTGAAAATCTTAAATTAAATGTCTTTGGTTGTGATCTGAAACCAAATTGTCCTGCATCAGATTTTTATACACTTCAAAGTGGAAGTGGTGCTGCAGAGGATCCACAACAACCAAGAGCATCTGAGGTTGACAAAGCAGCACAGCAACCCACAGCACCAGTTCAAGCAACTGAAACTCCTTTTGCTACCCCAAGTCAAAATCAACCTGATGTTGACTTTGGAACCCGTGAAGAAGCTGTACAAGCAGTTCAGACTGGTCAGGTATCCTTTTACTAAATATCAATAACTAAAAGGGAATATGTCTTTTAATTTATCGGCAGCACCTACTAAAGAAGACCTTAAGGTTGGATATATTGATCCAGTCTTAGGATATGTTGATGGTGTTACTATTTGTAAAGCAAATCAATATGCTAAAGATAATCCCGGAACTACTTTTATCTTTAAAAATGGAGATAACAATCTTCAGTATTTGAATATTAATGAGGTTAATAAACTAACTCCAAATGATTTGTTTTCCACTAAATCCGATGAGTGTGGTGGAATTCAGCAGTACAAAGAATGTGGTCCTCCAAGAGTTCAGTTTTTCGGTGGAGGTGGAGTGGGAGCAGTAGGAAATCCTGTAGTGGGTTTAGATGGTTCTCTACTTGCTGTTGATCTTGTGAGCGGTGGAAATGGGTATCAGTATCCTCCACTTGTTGCTGCTAGAGATGACTGTCAGTTTGGAAATGGTGCAGTCCTTACTTCTGTTCTAGGAGAAACACCAGATCAAACTGAGGTTTATGAAGGTGAAGAGGACTTTGAACAGTATGAGTTATGTGAAGATACTGATGTTGGTTATGGATCTAGGTATGGATCTGATGGAGAAATACTTGGAGAGTGGGATCCTGATGTTTATACTCAACCTGCTGGTGCAGATCCCATACAAAGAGAAATTGAAATATATCAAAAACTTTTAGACAAACCATTCTGGACCACACGAAAAAAGCAACCAGATAGAATTAGTGCTGAAAATAAAGAATATGAAAGGACATATAATGCAACTCATCCGGATTGGAATGAGTTTATGAATAAGTATGCCGTTTCTCCAGTTAAACCTTCGGAAACGACAGGAACTGATGAAGCGGGTAAAGTCTTTACTATAGAATGGGAATATAATTTTCCGATAACTGGAGAATATGTTTTTAGGGGTCTTTGTGATAATAGGGCACAAGTCTCTATTGATGATGCACAGGTTGGAACATTAAAAAAATTTAATAAAGATCCAAAACCATTTCAAGCAACTATTCAAGAAGGAAATCATATTATTAGAGTTGAACTTTTTAATACTCCTACAGAAACAGACGCTGGAGTAAAAACTTTACCTGTAAAATTTATTATTAAAAATTCAAATGCATATTTACAAGTTGATGGTACTGGAAGTGGAACAGTATCATTTTCTATGGATGTTGATGATAAACCTAGTGTTGCTGGACTTGCTGCTAAGGAAGTTCTCATTCCTTCAGATAGTGGAAATATTTCATTAAGAAGAGATGTTTCAAAAGAGAAAGATAGTGATAAAGGATCGGGAACTTTTACTGGAGGTAAGACATATGGACCCATTCAAATTATAGGTGCAGCTTCTGGTGCAAGAGGTCCAATGATTAGTAAAAAGGGATTAAATACTCTTGCCTTGAGAGATGGTGGTGGTGATGACGAAAACATCACAATTACAGCATCTTCATCATCTTCAGTTACTTCTTCGACTGAAAAGGTAGTATCTCCAAATTCTTGGCAGGGAAATCCTATGGGAGTTTCTATGATTATAGAACCTCCAGAACCTACAATTCCTCAAGAACAACCACCTGTTCAAACAGGAAAATGTCCTCCAAATCCAATTTGGTCTACAAGATTTCCGGGATCTAATGAAAAATGGTATCCTGTTAGATATACTGGATCTCAATATCAATTTAGACAGGGCCCAAGTCCAACTAATAATTTGGAATTATTAGGTGCTATTGCTATTAATAATGCTATTGCCGATGGTCTTGATGCAAATGAAATAAGATCAGAAGCACAAAATCAAGGTCTCACAATAACTCCATATGCTTTATCTTTATTAGAAGGTCTTAAATCTGAAGAATCTTCGAAGGGTAAAAATAAAGTTTGGAGTGATTTTATGAATAGATATGCAATATCTCCTGTTCTTCCACTCAACACCCCAGGAAGCGATTCATCTGGAATTACTTTTACAAACTCTTGGGATATCGAACTACCTTATGCAGGTTTTTATGGTGTTAAGGGCACAAAAGATAATAATGGTAGATTATTGATTGATGGTACAGAAGTTTCTACATTAGATAATCCCACATCTGATAACCCAAAAATAACGAAAGTTCCTTTGACCAAAGGTAAGCATACAATAACTGTAGAAGTCTCAAATGATCCAGTTGAAACTCAATCTACAATAACTAGTAAAATTTTTAATACTAAAGATTGGAGGGTTGCAGCTCCTTCAACATCTTCTTTAACTGCAAAATTTATTATTCAAAATTCAAGTGCTTATTTGCAAGTTGATGGATCTGGTTCTGGTGATATATCTTTTACAATGGATGTTAATGATAATCCTTTTAATGCCGGACTTGCAGCCAAAGAGGTCATTATTCCTACAGATAATGGTAGTGTTAGTTTAAAAAGAGATGCATCTAAACAAAAAGATAGTGATAGTGGAACTGGAACTTTTACTGCAGGTAAGAAGTATGGACCAATTCAAATCATAGGAGCAGGATCTGCTGCGAGAGGTCCAATTATTGGTAGTTCAAATCGTTTGGGGATTAGAGATGCTGATGGTGATGATGAAAATATCAAAATTAATATTGACAGTATAAAATCGTCTTCTTCTCAGACGCAAACATCACAAAGTCCAACAAAAAATGGTGTTACTTACGATGGACCAACTATTTTTGGACATACTGATAGTAGATGGAGCAAATTTATGAATAATGCTTCAGTATCTCCAAAAGTTTTTGGATCTATTAGTGAACCTGATAGTTCTATTATTGGTAAGTTTACTCTAACTTGGAAAAATGTTAAGTTCCCAGAAACAGGAGTATATAAATTTGCTTTTCAAGCGGATAATTTTGCATCATTTTCTGTTGGTGGAAAGAAAATTTATGAAACATCTGATTTTATTGGAAACAAAGTTCAATATACTTTCAATATTACTAAAGGAAAGTATGATATTGTAATTGAATTAGAAAATAAAAAAACTGATAAGGGTGGTGATGATGATTTTATTTTCTTAAAAAATCCTATGGGAGTTGCTCTTTCTATTACTAGAGATACTCTTATTGGGGATACGGGAAAGACTTCCTGGAAAGCTAATCCTATGGCAGTTTCTGCTATTCTTATTCCACCTCCTTGTGCTAAGAAAATCGGGGGTAAAGGAGTTGTTGAAAAGGTAATTGTTGAAGACCCCGGAAATGGTTATTTACCTCCACAGGGTAATGGTTATCCCGCAACTCTTGTTTTGGATCAGGTGATTGTAGAAAATCCTGGTATTAATTATAGTTGTGGACTAGATCAAATAAGAATTGTTCCAAGCAATGGAGCAGAACTTTCTTATAATTGCGATTCTTTTGGTAGAATTAATTCGGTAAATGTACTAAATCCTGGTGTTGGATTTAACATTTATCCCGAAATTAGTCTTCCATCCGAAACTGGAGTAAATGCATCTTTTAGACCAGTATTTCGTGTTGTTAGAGATCCACTTCTTCCCCCAGAAAAACTTATTCAAGTTGTCGATCTTGTTGGGTTAAAGCAAACTGGATATGTAGATGGAAGAGCATACTATGGTGCTGTTTACTATGATCAAGGTGTTCCATATGCAGGATATTATAAGACTGCTGGTACTCAGGTAAGAGTTTATGCAACTCTTCAGGAGAGCATTACTGCTCAAGTTACTACTCCCGCAAGTGCTATTCAGAGATCTGGTACTGATATTACTAGTAATGATCCAAGACTTAATATTCCAGGAACTCCACAATCCACAACAGAACAAACTTAAAGTGATTAAATAGTAGTATATTTATTTCTCAATAATGGCGACTGCTCAAAATACTAATAATACAAAACTTGGAACTCCACCAAAGGCGGGTAGAGAAGAACTTGCTGCTGGAAATGTTTCTGGAAATAATACCGCTAAACAGAATTATACGGCAGTTCGGTATGGAAATGATCATGGCTCAATAAATTTTGGTCATATTCATAAGCAAGGCGATGTAACTGCAGATGTGATGATTCAGGGTTCTGATTCAAGACAATCAATTGTTCTTGATAAGGATGGACCAAGAAAAGGATGTACTCAAATTACTGCTCCTGGTCGTATCTCAATCGAATCTGGTACTGACAAGGAGGAATCTGAAGATACTTTGTTCATCCATTCTTGGAATGGAAACATTGTAATTAATGCATCCAACGGAAAGTTGAGACTTCAAGGAACAGATATTGAATTGATTGCTGTTGGTGAAGGAGGTTCAAAAGGAAATATTAGACTTAAAGCAAGTGAGAG